TACCTCTGCCCAAGCCTTTTTACGTGCAGCTTCAAAACGTTGTTTAATAAGAGAGTTATGTAGATATGAATTCATCGGATCTAAATAGTTCTTATTAGAATTGCGATCATTAGTCATTCGCATAACAGACAGTTGTACATCACGACGCTCAGCTAGTTTATTAAGCTTGGCTTCTAAACCTTGCTTACCTAAATACTTTTGAAATTCAGAGCGAAGCTTGGGGTGTTCCTTTAGTTCAAGTCCATCAGGAGATGTATACGAGACAAGCCGTAAGTCATAATTACTATTCCACAGCAAAGTTCTACCAGGACTATTGTTAAGACTAATACCTACTGGAGAGATAAGATTATACATCTTCTCCATGAAGTTCCAATCTCTAATTTTTTCACCATTCAATACATCGTATTTGATAGCTAGATCTTCACCAGGTCCAAACTCAGAAGCAAGGTTCCTGTTACGAATAGAGCTAAAGATATCTTTATTGATCTCACGCATGGGTGAGTTTAATGTCTTACCAATATCATTACGCAAGCCTGCAAGAGGAATCGTGTTGTTAACAATATTACCTGCAATCTTTTGTAGCTGGTACGGCTCACCACTAGCTAGATCAATTAGTTGACCGACACCTTGTAGGTATGACTTACTGGTAACACCCCCACCAACAGTCAAAGCAACCTTAAGTAAACTTTGCTCAGCCCACTGGGGACCCATCAGGGACATATTGTCTCCAATATCAGCAATGGTAGAAAGGATATTATTGAACGGTTCGAATGATTCGTAGCTGACCCATACATCACCTGCTGGTGAAGGTACCTTGAATGAACGTGGCTGCCAGCCAGTATCCATCCATAGCTTACGAAGACGACGATCTTGTGGACCATTGCCTGTCAAGCCACCGTTGGCGTAATACATACTGGCCATAAAGGTGACACCAGATCCAATAGCTAAGCGTCCTTTACGGATGTTTTGTGCATTGATAAGATCTTGTGCTGACTCAATACCGTATTGTCTTACTGAATCAAGGTTATCTACAGTTGCACTAGCAATATTGCGGTACTCCTTACTAAGTTTCTCAAGAATAGGCATATGCTTAACGCCAAACTCAAGACCATTGATGCCTGTACGTGCAAATAGGAAGAAGGGTTTCAGCATAGGTGCTGAGTTGAACAGACCTTCAAGTTTCTGTGCAACACCAGACAACTCAGTTGTAAGAGTAGCTTCCTTAACTTGAGACTCAAGATAAAGATCACTCTTCAAATTGATGTTACCATCTTCATCTAACAACTTAGAGTAAAAGTTATTCTCAGCTACCTTTAGTGTTTCAGGTGTAATCTCTGCAATGTCACCCTTTTTAAAGGACTCCATTGTATCCAACATAGACTTCTCTCTTGCCCTGGCACGAGCCATAAGCATGGTAAAAGCATCGTCAGTAGCACCCATAATCTTGGTGCCATAAGTAAGGAAGTTCTTATCGTTTAAGGTACGGATCATATCTGTAAAACGATAAGCAGTTAGGTCCATATCAGTGCCATGAGTCTCTGCCCATTTGCCCATGATTGCCCACTGTTGGTCATTACGTGTGGCACCTTCAGTGAAGCGTGTTTTCATGTTGGCAATATCACCAGCCCAATAAGCACTTAGGTTTCGACGAAACAGTTGGAATGCTTCAGGTACTGCCTGGATATAAGCATTAGCGCCAGCAAGGCTTGCTCTAGCAAGTGCACGATCACCACCTGGCATCGAAGCACCAATGACAGCAGATAACGGTCTAAGGAAAGATGCAGTAGCTGTACCCATGATTGCTCTCACGGGCGTCTTAACACCACTGAGGATGCTATGTACCATCACAGAACCTAGTTCTTTGACAGCTTGGTTACCGTACTTCTTACCGTTGAACTTACCTCCACGTAAAGAGGCACGCATGTAAGCGTCAAAGTCAGTGAGGTTGTGTACATCATCAGACATAGCAAAGAACTCTGACAATGCCTTAGTCATATCATCGTTAGGACTTTCCTTTGCAAGCTTGAGGAAAGTAGTCAATGCCTCTTCTGATTCAGATCGCATTGCTTCAACTTTTTCTGCAATCTGTTTTTTTGCTTTAGGCGTATCAAAATCAAGTCCCTGCAGCTTCGCACCAGCGAGATAACGAGAGCGTTTAACGTTAGTAAGACCAACAATTAAACGATCAGCAGCGGCTTTTATAGGACCATCAGTATCAAGGATGTCAGCAACACCCGAGATTTCTCTCATACCAATACCAAGATCTCGTACCTGTTTAAACATAGAAGCATTGATAATATCTGCAGCTCTGATCGCCTCATTATTCCAAGAGCTAAGTCCACCGATAGTATCGGTATCACGAGACATAGCCTCAAAAAAAGCATCAGGATCCATATCAGAATAATCACGACCCATTGCTTCACGTACTCGATCTAAAGCACCACCATGAGTAGTACGCATTGATTGACCAGCTTTCTTAGCGTCCTTCAACATTTGCTGATAACGATCACTACTAACAAGATCTTTTACAATGCGCTTAAACTCTGTCTCTGTTACATCAACAGAACGTGCCATAGTCTCAAGCTGACGTGACGTGAATACGTTGTCAGTAGAACCAGCACCAGGTGTCGGCCAAGACCTACCTAGGTTGTCAGCTTGCTGTGCTACATCAAAGGGTTGCTTACTTGATACGGGGTTGCCTTGCCAGGGGTCAGCATAGTCTTTATTTTTAGAAGCTCGGAATGTATTACCAGGCTGACCAGCAGGTGGCACCTCAGTAGGATCAAGTCCTTCTATTTCAAGTTGCTGTGTGTTGGATTCACGAACACGAGCATCATCTGCAATCTCAGCAGTAGCAGATTCTTTTAGTTGGTCATCCCTATTCTTAAGACGTTCAGCATCAATGTTCTTACCGTCAGCAAAACGGCTGATGATCTTACTAATTGCTAAGTCAAGACCAACACCTTCAGCCATATTCTTCAGTGTTTTAAAAAATGGATGATCGCTATCTTTTGTCCCCAACACTGGATTAATAGTGGAGTCAAACCCAGACTGTAGAAACTCACCAGCCCAAGGAATACGTTCTAAGATCTTGCTGTCAGTAATAGCTTGAGTAGCATTCTCTTCTTGAGATTGTGATGACACAAGATCAGATGCAGCACCGAGAACAGTACCTCTAACAGCAATACTCGATATGCCTCTACCAATACCTGCTGCACCACCAGTTGCAGCAATGGATCCATAGTGAACACCTTGCTTAAGAAACTCACCCCACCATGTGTTTGTGAGATTATTCTTTTCAACATCCTCTAAGTAACCAATGACACCTAAAGGATCAAAGTCAGTTTGGGCTTCTCCTGTTTCTTGTATCTCTTCACTAAGACGACCTGATGCCATATCAATCATCCTTTCAGGAAAAGAAAGTAAGGAGCTAGCTGATAGTGCTAGGCCACCAACGCTGGCACGTTTTACTTCATCTACAACATTAACGTCAGACTTTTCATCCTCGTTGTTTTCTTCTTGAAGAAGGTTTGCCTCTTCAGTTCGTTCTTGGTCGCGTCTTTGTTCAACGCGAGCTGCAAAACCATCAAGTTGATCTTGGATCTCTTGAGGATCAATTAAATTTGGATCAATCATTACGAATTAAGCTCGGCTAGTTCTTCCGGCGTGGCATGTTTCAAGCCAACCCATCTACCAGGTCCACCACTTTTCCATAGAGAAGCAAACATCTGGTCTTGGGTTGCCTCATTAAATTTACGGCTACGTGAAAAACCTAGAGTAGAAATCAATTCTCTAAAAGTATCTCTTGTAAACTGATAACGACCGACAGCATGTAAACGACCTTGTGAGATCCACTGTGAATCAGTTACATCTAGTTCAGCCTGGAGATCGATGATTTCTCCAATTGTCATGTCAGTCAATGCACGTCCACCGTGCTGACTCATCTTCCTAATGTCTCCTGAGTAACCTTCAGTAGCGTTACCACCATCCACACCTATCTGGTTGACAGCGTTATAACCACCGACACTATCAGATTCATACTTACCTACAATGTCAGACTTACGCCTCATAGATGTAGAAAGTGGTGAATTAGTAAGTGCAGGACTATTGTAGTCAATATTGCTTTGAGATCTAAAAATACGAGACTTAGTACTGAATGGTTCAGTTAATACTTGTTGTAATGCAGGCTCAGCTTTTTCGTAAGCTTCCCTGCGGGAATCTTTCCCAAGTTCTTTGCCAGTATGTGCACGGTATTGCATATTAGCAAGGTCCCAAGGAGTAAGTTTTTTATGGCCACGGGCAAGGTTGTGATAGTAATCAGGTATTTCTCCTGTATTTTGAAATGATTCAAGTTGTTTAAGATGAGCTTCAGTACCAGGAATGACAGTTGTTGTTAGGTCAAAAGTTCCTTGCTGAGCTTGTTGTAGATATTTTCTTCCGTTATTAATTTCTTCAGCAACACGGTGGTCTAGTTCAACATCGTTGCCGAAACCAATTGTGTGATAAAGCTGAGAACGAGTAAATGTATTACCGTCCTTATCTCGCTGTTCTTCACGGACTGATGCAAGTAATTCGAGTTGAGCTTTTCTGGCTAAAGTATGTGCTTGTTCAGCAGAAGCACCATCCATAATATGTCCTTGATACATCCGAGTGTACTCACTACGTACATTCGCAATTACTGTTTGATAACTTGTAGAACCTACATCATCAACACCAACAGCTTCATTTGTAATTTCATTTGCCATAGAAGATATGTGACCTTCTGCAGCTTTAGAAACTCCTGCGGGTGGTTTAGCAAGACCATTAGCCTTAGCCTCGTCAACATTTGTCTGGTACTTTGCTGCTAGTTCAGGGCTGACATTATCTAGGTCTGATTGAATTAGATAACCACGACCTACACCAACTTGCAATTGTGTTTGAATAATACGCTCATCAGCAGCATTATCACGATTTTCAGTACGTGTTAAGTACTCCTTAAAGAATGTAAATTCATGTGGAGCAATTACATAATTAGTATCTTTAGACGCATCCTGCTGCATCTGATAAATTTCTTCAGGAGTAAACCTTACGCCCTGATTTTCTTGTACAATACGATCAAAATCTAATTCCTTTTTACGGATTGCAATTTCCTTAAGTTTCTCATCTTGTTGAAATCTACCTGCACGTATATCAGTTTGATCTTGCTCAAGTTTTGCAAACCTAGGATGATCTTTGAAAGGTTTACCATTGACGATTTCTTCTCCTAAAGCTTCAAGATCAAGAAAGTTACCAGCCTGCCCTTGCTTTCTATTGATCTCAGCAAGCTGCTCTAATGCTCCACCTCTGCCAAGATAATTACCCTGATTGTCTTTTGTATGTCTTACGTTAGATATAAAATTTTCTAATGAACCACCATCAATTAAATTAGCTTCAGCATCACTACGTATAGCTGTTGACTGATCACGATCATTAGCATCTTCAAGTAACTTGATCTCACTGTTCTTAGCTTTGGTATAAGCAGGGATTGCATACTTAGCAATCAAACTTGTAGAGTAATTCTCAGCCAGACCATTTAAGAAGTCAGCACCTTGAGACTTAATGTAAGCTTTTTTCTGCTCAAGCGTTAGATTATTTTCTGCAAAGTAAGCAGCAGAGCTTTTACCTAGATTAGAATTAAAATCATTGACTGCTCCGACAATACCTGACTTTTTAAGTTCAGCAATGTGATAACCATTGAGACGCCGAATGCCTTGAACGACAGACATGCGCTCACCATTTTCTTCAGCCTTACTTACAAGTTTGTCAGTAGCCTTAGTAGACTCATCTAGCTCAGCTTCTAGTTCATCTTGCTTAGCACGAGCAGCATCGAGCTTTTCTTGTGTGTCAATACCTAACTCATTGAAAACAGTAGCTTCGTTTTGGAACCTCTTAATACGTTGTTCTTGTACAGCACCAAGCACGGAACCTAACGTACCTGACAACTTACCAAGTGCTCTCATGTCATCACCAGCACGCTCTGCGTTTAACAACCGTGCCTGATCATTGGCATTTACAGACTGGTTAAAACGATCAATATTTGTCTCTAGTGAATTATGTAAGTCACGTAGTCTGTCTGAATATGCGGGTGTGGG